GGCAGCCATCACAGGAATTCCATCCCAGTCACTGGCGTGCGTACCGGCTCTACCACCACGCGCTGCGCCCACGCTCGGTACAGCTCCAGCACACCCTCCATGCTGTTCACGACGTGGTCGGCCTGCTGCAACTCTGTGACCACGCTGGGCTCCTCACCAATGCACTGATGGTAGTGCGACTCCCTGAGAGTGCCTGCCACCACGCGCGCCCATAGTCGTTCGCGGCGCAGCTCGAATCCTGGCTCGTACCCCACAGCCAGGACGTTCATGCCGCGGGCGTCCGCGGCTCGGCGCAGCTGGGCCAGGCCACTGCGACCACTCAGGGCGGGCACATTGCGCTGGATCAGGCGCTCGAGGGCGAAGGCCACCAGGTTCTCGACGCTCCGGAGTGGGTCCCGCGTCCGTGCCAGTGAAGCCTCCACACACTCGCCACGCAGCGTGTCCAGCTCCAGCAGGTCGATCTTCGAGCACAGGTAGCTCTTTCCCGCTCCAGCCCCACCGAACAGGAAGAACACTGGCCCCGGGAGCGCCCACCCCATGGCGGAGAGAATCCGCTCCGGTGCCGCTCTGGCCCGCATGGCGGTCAGTGACGCGACGTATGGCTTGCGCATCACCCACGCGCTCAGCGCACTGTCCATGGCACAGAAGCTGCTGCTCCACCGCTGTGCCGGGCGTGGCTCCTCAATCAGCCTACCGCCCAAGTGGCGGGCTATCTCGCTCGGCGCGTAACCGAGCGTGACCAGTGCCTTCAGCAGCTGAAGTGGGGCGCCCAGCCTGGTGAGCTGCTCATGCACGGTGTTGGCGGTGCGCTCGTTCAACACACGCTGCAGCACTATGATGGACCGTGGGTGCACGCGCACTCCAGGAGGCTCGCCTGCGTTTGGCAGGGGTGTCCAGGGTGCGGCTCGGGGTCGGGCTAGATCCTGCAGCTTGTGGTTCCAGTCGCTCTCGCTCCACTTCCGCATGATACTATTGTACAGCTGCGCATTCATTGATTGCCGGAAGAATTCCCAGTCGGTCTCTGGGATTCCCATGGATTGCAGCCGCCTTTGCCAGTGCCTGACTAAGTCGCCCAGGCCTGGCAGGGGGCGCACGGTGGATATCTCCCCAGGATCCGCGACCACTTGCGGTGCCGGACAGAACCCCGCGGCCACCAGGTCGCACCCCCTGCGCGTGTGGCTGCCGGTCCTGGGCCACAGCAGCGCGCCGGGCCCAGACATGCGGAAATCCCACCAATCCAGCAGGATGCGGCGGCTTGTGCGCTTGTCGAAAACCGCATACCGGCAATCTAGGACGAACCGCGCTATGCGCTGCAACAGCGCCTTCCTGAACCCACGGCCAAGCAGGTTCGCGCACACGGTGTTCATGGCCGTGACTGGGTCGGGGATGAGCTCCCTTGTGGCCTGGTACCACTGCCCAAATAGGGTGGTGGCCAAAGCGGGTGCCACGGGGTTGACCCAATCCCACTCTGGTCCCAGATAGTCGGCCAGGCGCTGCAAGAACTCAGTACTCAGGCCGGCCAGCAGCTTGATGGCATTCATCGCGTGGCCCTGTCCGCGCAAGCCGCCACAGTACAGCATCAGCCCACTGGCGACCATGAACATGACCGCCTCGTCATCACCGCAAAATGAACCAAGCCCGCGCTGTATAGACCGGCATACAGAGGAGTCCACTGTCAGCAAGAAGAAAACGACGTGGTTTATGGTATTCAACAGAGCCGTCAGCCTTGATCCACTGCACAGTCCATTCAACACGCGCAGTCCTATGCAGCACCACGCGCCCTTGTCGCCCGACCGGTACAGGAACGTCATCAACAGGGCATTGGCGCACCAGGTCCACGCCAGGCGCCTCCTGAAGAAGCCTCGTCTCCTAAAAGCAGCGGCATACCCGAGGCATATCCCAATCAACTCGAATAAGGTCTCTCCCTCGTTATATGCCGCATAGTCAGCGGACAATCCCATCATCAATCCAGCTGGGGGGCGCCACGGTTGGTTCTCTATCGTTTCGCCCAATACAGAATTGCCGGGATCTCCTGTCTGGGCTAGGAACCCGAAGACCTCCTCAGGCGCTTGCCTGAACACGGCCTGCACTCCAGGCAGGTGACATTCGTTTTGCTCGGCGCGGGCTGAAGCAAAGCTCTCCACCAAAGCCGTTGCGCTGTCAACGGCCAATAGCGCTCTCTGCTTGTAGTCAAACTCTGGTTTGGTTATCATAGTGAGCAAGGTCAATGGCAACATGAAGCGCATGAGGATGGATACGGCGTTGCGCGGGAACATACTCCACTCTAGCTTCTTGGTTGGCTCCGGGCGCTTGTCCACCCTCCTGTCATTACAATAGTGCTTTATGTCGTCGGCACACACTGCAGCCCCCTTCGGCGCGTGTGACGCTCGCGTTTCCATCCACTCGGTGTCGTCGTCGGTGAAAGCGCGGTCGTGTACCCACTGTGCCACGTGGTTTTCGGTGACTATGGCGGCCTTCTCCCGGTGGGCACGCATGTACGCGGAACTGCAGCCACTGTCGAGGTCCACTTTGACCGCGATGGGTGTAGTGCGTATCATGCGCTGCTCTTCCCAGTTGGCCTCGTCGTCACGCCTCCCACTCAGCTGGCCTATCTTGCGTATGTAACGCACACTGAGGTCATCGTGCCACGCGAAGATTCTGAACCGGTGTGCCAGGTTTAGAGACAGCTCCAAGCACGGTTTGAGCTGATGGCACTGCCACCGTTGGGCACTTGCGTATACAGCCATGGCCGCTGGCCCAAGTCCCATAACCGCCAGGCAGGCCCCTGCAGCCTCAGCACGCGAGCTGCTCCCAGACCGTGCGTACCAGCGGGTCAATTCCCTAGGCGTATTGCAGAGCTGCAGTCCGAGACGCCCCCACGGAGACCTTAGGCCTCCAACGTGCTTGTTGGGCTCCTTGAGCTTCCAGTCAGGCTCTAACCCGTCGGGAAAGGTCATCGCCTCCATCCATGGCATCGTGGAGATTACCCAGTTGCGCACCACGACATCCTGTGCTGAGTCCAAGCAGCACATAAATTGGTATGCGCCCAGCATGGCCGGCACCACTGAATTTTGCCACTCCTGGTGGCACTGATGCGAGCACCAGGCTGAGCGGCATGGTTTGTTGCATCTTGAATTATGGAACGTGCACCCTTCCGGCCAGCACCGCCCCAGGCAGCTAAAGCAGGTCAACTTCCCTCCGCAGAGCCACCGCAAAAAACATGGTGAACCACCGTAAGCAAAATTGGTTTGCGCCATGGTGCCAAAACGACTCCGCCGCACACAGGCCGAGTCACCACAACCACAGGGCTTAATGACGCTCCTTGGGAACATCGCGCATGCCAGCATGAAACCTGCCGGGCTAACACGCAATTCGGGATGGCCCATTACCGCGCTGGTTGCAACCTCCCTGGCTGCTGCACTAACAGAGACGGGCCCATCTCCGCGCAGCCATGGACCAGCTTCGGAGTTCACATTTGCTCCCCAGCGGTTTCCACCGCTGGTTCCTGTAGCCAATTGCGGACGCGGCTCTTCAGCTTTTCGTTTCCGATGACCTCGGCGTACACCTTCACTACCTTCTGGGCCGCTTGGCTCACCTCCACCCGCTCGTCCAGCTTCAGCGCGTGCTTGCCACAAATTGGCCTCCCGGTCACGACAGTGGAGAACAGCCGGTCCACAATCTTGCAGGCGCTCATGCTCTGCATCGCCACGGGGCCATGTGTGAGGGCGGACAATAGGGCCATCAACCCCACTGGGTGCACTGCCACGCGGCGGTTCAGAGCTGCATGGGTATCCTCCAGCAGTGGACCTCCGAACCTCGCCGGTATCCCAGCCCATATCTCCCGAGATTCCGTGACCGCGTTCATGATGTGGTCGCTCGCTGTTGCCCCAGAAGCGCACAGTGTCTCGGTGAGCCGCTGGTGATTCACAATTCCCTTCTCGGTCTCCGCAGTGTGCATCAGCTTCCTCTGCGTCGGCTCGACCATCTGCATTGCCGACGCCACAGTGAGGGCATCGATCGTGCAGAAGTGCGCGAGGGATGCAACCGAGCAACTGGCCAGGCCCCACTGGTCGAGTGCAGGCAAGGCACTGGAGTGTGGGCTTTCCGAAGCTCTCACTCCACTCAGGATCGCTGCTGCTTCCCTCGTGCTCGCTGAATCCGGCGCTGTGGCGGCGCCGGAATCTTTCCACTCCTGCGGCAGCTCGCGCTGCACGCTCTCCACTGGAAAGTCGTCTCCACGCGCCGGTCGGTCCAGCACATTCCACCCGCGAACGCCAACCGTACCCATGAAGGCTTCGCGGAACCTGGCAGCGTGTGGCGGCTCTGGCTCGTCTGCCATCGCTTGTCCAAACCTCTGGGATTGAGGTGTCCACGCTGGTCCACCCGTCGCGGAAGTGCTTGCACCCGCTGCCGCTTCCTCCTCCATGGCCGCCTGGGTAACCCGGGTACCCAGGGCACTCGACGATGCGCTGGCATGCGCTGCACCAGAAGCGGCGCTCCCTCTCTCGCGTGTGCCTCCTGTACGCGTTGACAGACTCGGCGGCGAGGGCCGCCCACTCTTCTCCTCCGTGCTCCGTTCCGTCAGAATCGTGCCCGTCTTTGCGATGGTGGTGGTGGCCCCCAGCCGGCCAGGGTCCCTCTCGGTCCGGG